TGTACCATTACCACTTACGTTTAATTCATCAGCACCTACTACGTTATTTGCTATACTTGCTGTAATAGCTGTTGTACCACTTCCTGTTATATCTCCTGATAGTGTTACTGTTTCGTTGCCTGTAATATATCCTTGACCTGTTACAAATGTGTGTATTTGGTCGCCTGTCGCTAAAGCTGTACCTGCATCTGCAACTGTACCTGTAACAACACTTAAAGCAGGTGTAGAAGTGCCTGATGCTACTGTAAGTTGATTTGTAGTAGAACTTGACACACTTGTTACTGTACCTGTATTGGTAGTATATCCTGCTCCGTTTGTAAGTTGGTTGTTGTTTGTAGGGATAACGGTATCCCCTTCTAGTGCTGTACCTGCTGTTGTGCCAAGTGCCAAGTTACTTGTACCTGCACCTATTGTAGTTCTTACTGCTGAAGCATCAGCATCATCTAGTATTGTTTTGGCAAAGGCAGATATAGTAGTGTTGGCAGGAAGTGAAAGCGTTTTAATATCAGCATCTACTTCACTATCCATTAACGCTCCTGCTGCGGTAACATTAGCTGTATCAGTAACATCTGCATTTTCTTCAATAGTACCTAGTTTAGTAGATGAAGTACTATCAAAACTTATCTTCGCATTATTTGTTGCTACATTACTTTCTATTGTATCTAAATCAACAGCTTGTGTTACAGAGATGTGTCCAACCTTTGTTGCATCAGCACTAGGATATGTGTTTTTAGCATTGTTAGTAGCAATATCACTTTCCATTGTGTCAAGGTCTACTGCTTGAGTAACTGATATATTGCCTAGCTTTGTAAGGTTTGCAGCAGTTGTAAACTTGTTTGTACCTTCTGTAATATCATCTGTATCAAAGTCAGTAAAGTCAATAGCAATATCATTTGCATTTGCTGTAATACCTGTGCCACCTGCTACATTTAGTGTTACATCTCCTGTTGTGCCACCACCTGTTAGACCATCTCCTGCTGTTACTGCTGTAATATCTCCACCACCACCACCGCCTGATGATGAAATGGTTACTGTACCTGCTGCTTCAGTTATACTTACGTTGCTCCCTGCTGCAAAAGTTAGTGTTTCAGAAGTATCAAGTGTATTTCCACCTGCTACAACAGGTCTACGTGTTACTTTAGCTGTGTTAGCTGTTACATCAGTATTTGCAGATACTCTTGCGTCTGTATAATAAAGGTTACTAGAACCCTCTGTTAATCCATCTGTGTTTGTTGGGTTTACTTCTGCTCCTGCTGCTATACCATCAAGTTTATCGTGATGTGCAGTAGACATAACACCTGCTGCTGAACTACTTGCTTCGCTTATAGTAGCATCTGTACCACCTGAATTTGTTACTGTAACAGAAGTTGTTGTTGTAGATGTACCTAAATCAACACTTCCACCACCACCTGTTGAGGCAATAGTAACAGTACCTGCTGCTTCTGTGATTGTAACATTACTACCTGCTGTGAGCGTAAGACTTTCTGATGTTTCTAAAGTATTGCCACCTGCTGTAATTGGTCTGCGAGTTACTTTGGCATTATTAGCAACTATATCATCAGCCTGTGTAGTGGTTATACCTGTCTTTGCTGTGTTGGCAGCTACTGCACTATTTGCGCTTACTCTAGCATCTGTATAGTAGAGATTAGAAGTACCTTCTCCAATATCATCTGTGTCAAGAACAACTGCTCCTGTTTGTGTGTTTACACTAGATACAGCACCACTAGGCAAATTAGTAAGACCTGAACCATCACCTGTAAAAGATGTAGCTGTTACATTACCTGCATTGTCTAAAGTAACACCTGTGCCATTACCTTTACCATCAGTAATTTCTTTAGCTGTACCACTTACTTCAGCGTTATCAGTTGTTTTTAGTAAACCCTGATACGTTTGATTTATTTGCTTTCCTTCTAGTGTTGTTCCCATTCAAAAAACTCTTTAATTTTATTATATTTTTCTCTTTTGGTTTGTACATTCTCATAAAACCCACCCATTAAATAGACTATCTTTATCAGGATATATATCATCATCTGAATTATTTTCATATTCAGGATATAAATTACTATTAAAAGACATATGGTCTATAAATCTAGTTGTGTAATATTCTGCTAGGTTTCTTTCCTTTTGTATAAGGAAGTCTACTTCATCCTTACTTGGTGTTTCTGCGTTCTCGCTAGAGTGCTTAAATAACCCACCATTCTTTAACTGATAAGCTGAATATGGTAAATACTCTACCATCGCAAAATGAATAAGCATTGGTGCAAGATATTCATCAACTATTGTCTTGTAATCTCCTGTTAGTGTACCACCTATAATGTCAGATTGTAATTTATCGTATAGTTTAGTACCTGTATAGTTTCTTACGTGTATCTCTTGGGCTATCTTGATAAACTGTATAAACTTATCAGTATCTACATTACCATCTAGGATGCTATTCTTTACAAGGTCAGTTCTGTTTATAAATAATGCAGTTGCCATATCTAGTTTTTAAATCCCATTTTGTTCCAATACGCTGCTGTATAGCCTTTGTACTTCATATCCTTTGGTGCAACAGGTACTTTTTGTGCGTTAGTTTCAGGCTTAAATCCTTGACTTTTAGCTTCTGTTGTACTAATTACACTACCTAAACTTTTACTTCCTTCCTTACGTGCGTAAATACGTCTAAACCATTTGTGGTTACATCTCGCTCCGCCTTTATATAACCATACAGAATATGTGTCAGCACCACCTTTGCCAAAACCTGCATTAACAACTTTACTTGTCATATCAGTAATATCTTCTTTACGATATACTTTTTTAGCACTTACCATTTTTTTGCAAAACTCTCTACTATTGCCTTTAGTCTTTGCAGGATTGTACATATATCTAACTAAATATGTTTTCTCCTCTTGACCTTTTTGTTTAGACTTACCATCTTGCTTACTGTCTTGATATGGCTTTGCACTACCTGTACTAGCTAAATTAGTTTGCTCGTTTAACTCCTTAATCTTTTGGTTTAGGTCATCATCATTGTCATAGTCTACTTCTTGTTCATCTATAACCTCAAAGTCCTTTAGTAGTTCTTCTTCATCTTGTCCTAAATCTATAAGCGCATCAGCTATATCTGTATCTACAAACTTATCTAAATCACTAGCTAACTTTACACCTGTTTCTTCTTCTTGTGTTTCGTCATCAATAAGGTCATTGTCAATCTCTGTAAACTCTAGTGGTTGTAGTGTTTTAAAGTATAAATTGAGAGATATACCGTTAAAAGCTAATATCTTATCAAATGCTTCTAGTAGTAAGTTCTGAAATGGTCTAATAACGGTGTTATCCATTAGTATAGATGCTGTTTTTAACTCCTCTGCGTTGTTTCCAAGCCCTGTATTGTCTTTAATTCCCAAAAGCATAGGAGATACTACCCTGTGGGATACAAGTATCTTACGACTGCTCTCATCACTTAAAAACTGATATTGGTTGTGCGCATCACTTAATTGTACAGGGTCTATTGTGGCTGCTGTTTCAGGGCTGTCGTTAAACGATAGTATAAACTTACCTGCATTACTACTACCTGAAAACTTATCATATATACGTCTTTCAATCATCTCCCTTTCTTCTGCACTAGGTGTGCCTGAATTAAAGTTAATAAGCATACTAGGAGATAGTCCTGATTGTATGTTATTTATATGAAAGTTAGATATTTCTTCTTCCAAATCTGCATATTGCAACCCACCTTGATAGTCAGGGGTAGCATAGTACTTGTATCCTGCTCTGTAAGGTTTAACGTACACAATCTCAATAGCTTCATTACTCATACCAAAAGCAGGTATGCGCTTTACTTGGTTAATACGGTTGTATTTAGCCCAATCACTAGAGTAGTAATATGCTTCTATTTCTCCTTTGTCGTTACACTTTTCAGCAGCTAGTTGTTCAACAGGTATATGCTCAACCCTTGCTATCTTTTTCCTATCCTTACTGTAAATTACTTGCATACTACATTGACCAAACAGTTTAAGGTCTGCACATAGTTTACGTGTACAATCTTTGTGTAGTAGTGTAATAGCTTGTGCGTATGCATCAGGCTTTTTATTGCTGTCAGTAGCATCTAAACCCTTACCATATATCATCTCGCTAATACCATTGATAACAGCATTGTTTGTAGGGCTACCATTATAACGGTCTATTAGGTACTGAAAGTATGAGTTTTTATCTCCGTATGTTACAAAAGCCTTGTTCTTCTTTTCTTCAATAGTAGGGCTAACATAATTCGATAAACTTAAAGCGTGTATCATAGTACTATATAATCGTTGTCGTGTGTGTCGTTTGTAGTATATTCGTTTTTATTAACAGAATAATACTTGTTTTGTGTTTGGTCTACATCTTGGTCAGTACAGAATATCTTGTCCTTATATATAAGATTAGATAATTCATCACTATCCCAAGTTTGAGTTTCTAATTGCCATTGATTAGTATTAACTCCCCAAATATCTCCATCTGCATTTAATTGCAAATCGTAAAATCTACCCTCTACTAAAGCAAAGGTGTGTGATAGGTTTAAGTAATCCCCACTTTGTGTAAGGGTTACGTCAGTTGTGGTAGATACATTAGTAGTGTCATCCGTTAGTATAAGCGTAGCACTTGTACTATACAATCTAGGTATAAACTCTATTGTTTGCGAACTTGTACTTGTAGTAAGTATCTTCATATAAGTATAACGCTAAAAATTGAGAATTTGTAATAAAAAAAGAGGGATGCTATTGCACCCCCCTCTATCATAATTAAAACAAGAATTATTTACTCTCCTTTAGCAAATATACAAAAAATATATTAAGCAGGAGTAATTGGTGTAGTAGCACTTTCATCAGGTGCTGTTGCAAAGAATGGTGGATTAACCTCACTTGCTGTTGCTGTAAGAGTAAACCCTTGTAAATCCCCTGCTGCTGCTCCTGTTACAATAGTACCACCTGTAACCTCTGCACCGTTGTCTTTTCCTACGAGTAAGTACTTTGTAGTACCTGTACCGTCAGGATATAGTTCAACAACATAGTGTGCTCTACCTCTGTTTAAGAGTTTTATTTCTTCTTGTGTCGCTACATCTAGGTTTTGAAAAGTAATGTTTAGAGTACTTTCATAAAAAGTAGTTCCATTTTCTCTACTTGATGTTACGCTTGTTTCTAAAGATGTTTGACCACCTTTTACTTCAAACTTGAAAAATTCAGCACTTCCATCTGATGGTAATGTTACTGTACCTGATGAAGGGCTTAACGCTGCTATCGCTGCGCTATAATCAAGAATATATACATTTTTGATACCTGCATAAGCTGTCTTACAGCCTATACCTCTACCTTTTGTTATTGCACAACTCATATTTATTTATTTATTAAAAAAGGGCAGGTAGGTACACACCTAACCCACCCCTTTTATGTTAGTTATCTATTAAGTGTAAAGTACTACGTCAGAACCAACACCAATTTGTACACCTGCTGTATAGCGCATTACTACACGTACATTCTGTGAACCATCAATATCAGACATATCAATAACTTTAACTTCGTTACGGTCATCTAGTAGACCTGTACCAAAGAAAAGGTTAGATGCTTGTGCAGCAATAGCAGAATTAGTTGCTAATCCACCTGTTGCAAACAATTTGATGCCCTGAAAGTTCATTTCAGTTTGTCCTACGTTATATAATTCTCTATAACCTAGTGCAGCTTGTGCAGCGATATATTGTTTAGCAATGTGCTGTGAAATGTAAATAGTCAAATCTTCTTTACCATAAACACCACTTGGGATGGCATCTACAATTTTAGAAAGTTCAGCTACAACATTAGCAGCAGTAACAGTAGTACCTACTACGTCTACTACATCTCCATCAGCAGTTGCAAGTGCTTCTAAACCATCAAAAGAACCCTCTCCTGCACTACCTGACCAAATAGATGTTTCGGTTGCGTTAGCTACTTCAGCAGCTACTCTAGCAATAACATAGTCAGAGAATAAAGGTGGTAATTCATCAAAAGCACTAAAGC